AAAGACTATGCAGACGAGGATTAAATGGAGCTACCAACAATGGAATATATAAGAACAACGGTGAGTATAGCTGTACAAGCACTTAGGGGTTTTTCAATCTTAGAAGTGCGTGACGCTGTTAAGGAAGAGTTCCTCATAGGAGCTGAAATAGTCATCGAGGAGCTAGAGCGCAGACAGCTTTCACCAAATACAGGAGAACGTGATGACAACTAAAACAAACGCAAAAGACCTTAAGGGAAAAGCAATGTTCCCGAAGGAACAACCAAAACCAGGCTTACAGGTCTCCTACACAGAAGACGTACCACCCAAACGGGGTACGTTTCTTGTATACGGACAATCAGGAGCAGGAAAGACACATTTTGCGGGAACATTCCCAAAACCACTCTTCCTTGATATGTTTGGGGGTTTAGCTACCCTAAGGAAGAAGAAGATTGCTTACATTAGACCGAAGAGCTACATGGCGATGTTACAAGCTACACTACCAAGTAACTTAGAAGAGTATGACACAATTGTAATTGACCATATTACCGAAGCAGGGCGTATTATAATGAAGCAAGTCATAAGAGAGAGCCAACGTGAAGTCGCACAGATTCAAGACTGGGGACTCGGGATAGAACGTCTACGGCGTATTATCGTAGCACTAACTGCTGAGGAAGCTCTACCAGATAAACACATCGTAGTCTGTGCTGAGGAGAAGCTTGTTAAAGATGAACAGACAGGCCAGGTAACTATCGGGCCAAGCTCAATAGGGCAGATGGCGCAGGATTTACCTACGTACTTCGATGTGGTGTTACACTTGCGTAACGCATTTAACCCAGTTACTAAGACTAAGGGGCGCTATGCTCTCACAGAACCAGACGGGCGTTATCCAGCCAAAGATCGCTTCGGAGTCTTGGACAAGCTAGAGATTCCAGACTTCAAAGTTATCTGGGATAAGATAATCGCATAAATAAGGAGGAACGTATGAAAAAGGAAATTTGGAAGTTTGACGTAGAACTAGGCAACTTCGAGTTAACGATGCCTAGAGGTGCAGAAATCCTAGCATTTCAAACCCAACGGGATATTCCTAGAATATGGGTATTGCTTGATTGGGACTATGCCGGTAACAATGCTACAGAGACTCGAAAGTTCACGATTCAAGGCACAGGAATGAAGTTTGACTTCGAGAAGGGAAAATACATAGGCACCATCCAAAGGCAGGGTGGAAACTTTGTCTGGCATCTATTCGAGATACTTGAATGAGCTCATTCCACAAGAAACTAAGCGTCGAAGGGTTGAAAGACAAGGCAGCTACCTACCGAGAGCTTATCGAAAAGGATATAGACTTTATAAGAAACTCATACCTGCTGGAAGACTGCCTACAAGAAATAAGGAGGAAACAAGATGAAAACAAAAGAAGAGCTGTTAAAAACGCTTAACTACCGTGACGACGAAGCAGAAATGACGCGCTCTCGGGAGTATATAGAAATAATAGCTGAAGCATTAATCGACATCCGAGATGTTTTAGCTAGAACAGCTACCGTAATAGAGGGTATTGAGGATCACATGGCCCGCGATCGCGGAAGGAGGTAACACCATGTCTTACGCATTAATGTCAACTCGAGCGCTAAAAAGCGTTAGAGAAGCAACAACAGATGAATTAGACGAACTCGCAAGAGAGTACATGATTGTAGTGACCTATCTACAGAGACGTCTAACAGAAATAGACGGAGTCCTAACAACACGTCTTAAAAACAAAAGGAGCAAAAATGATAATAAGAATCGAGAAAGTACAAAACGGGTACATTCTGGAAGTGACGTACCCGCAACAGGGCTCGGGGATGGTGGACGAAGTCCTGTCGAAGAGGATGGTCTTCCTAACGAAGGAAGCACTGGGAGAAAAACTGGAAGAGATTCTAGTGTGAAGAAAAGCGTCGGGAGAATAAACGAAGACCCTAACCACGAAACAGAACACAACCCGGGGATCCGAGGGAAAGGATCTGACCCATACGAGACAGCTTTGAAGACACAGGTTTAAAAACATAATTTATAAGGAGGCATATATGCCGAAACGTACAAAGGTTAACTGGGACGAAGTAGCCAAGAGCGACGAGATCGTAGAGGGCGCTTATCCCGCAAGAATTGACGACGTTGAAGAACGTGAGTCACAATCAAAGCCAGGTACCTACTACTGGAACATGACGCTCACCATGTTGGAAGAGCCATACACTGGTAGGAAACTCTGGGACATCTTCTCGCTACAACCGCGGGCACTGTGGAAGCTCCGCAATCTTTGTGAGACGTTAGACATCGACCTTGAAGGCCGCGATGACCTCGATACAGAGGAACTCGTTGGACAGGAAATCGGTGTTAACCTTTCTCCCGAGACTTACGAAGGGAAAATACGTACAAAGGTTACTGGGTACTTCAAGCTTGCCTAAGGCAGAAGCCTTTACTAGTATCCAAAACAGGGGGAGAGATTTAGCATCTCTCCCCACTAGTTTCCTTGGGTACGCGGCTGGATTTATCGACGGTGAGGGTAGTATAAACTGTACTGAAGGGAGCTCTGGACAACTTCGAGTACGTATGAACGTTTCTAACAGTAATGAGGATGTAATCAGATTATTTGAACGGGCATTCAAAGGACACGTTGTTACTTCTATTGCACGTTCTGGTACACGCATGTGGCAATGGGTAGTAAATGGGCAAGACGCAGTAGCTATTCTAGAGTTTGTTTCCCCTTACTTGGTTGTTAAAAAGACCCACGCAAAGGTAGCGAAAGCCATAGTGAAGACTTATAACAAAAATCGGGGTATGAAGCTTCCTACGAAAACAATCGTACTACGCCTCAAATTAGCAGAAATGCTTAGGAGATTAAATCATGGCCAAACAATATCCAGTGAATGAAATCTTTACGAGTATCCAGGGAGAAGGTTTTTACGTCGGAACCCCTTGCTCCTTTATTCGTTTAGCGGGGTGTAACCTGAAGTGTAAGTTTTGCGACACCGACCACAAGGTACGTATGAAGCTTACACCCGAGGAGATACTACAACGTCTTGACCCAACACCAAACTTGGTTGTTATCACAGGCGGTGAACCAACCATTCACGACTTAAGCCCCCTATGTTCAGCGTTGAGTGACGCGGGCTACCGAATTCACGTAGAGACAAACGGTACAAGAGACTTCGAGACTATGTTCCCTTTTATGTTTCACTGGATAACAGTTTCTCCAAAGGTAGACACGCAAATAATTCCACGAGCTTACGACGAAGCTAAATGGCTTATACCAGAATGGTCTATAAAGGAAATTGACTGGAATCTCGCGCGCTACAACTTTCTACAACCTGTGTGGGATGATAACTATAACAAGAACCTGAATCTGTGTTTGGAACTGCTAAAGGAATGTCCCGACGCACGTCTAAGTTTACAGATTCAGAAAATAATAGGAATAAAATGATGCAAGAAATAGAGTATGAAGACGGAACTAAAACAAAGAAGTTTTTTGATACGTTTTTCGGGGCGCTTAATGATTCATTCGCAAAGGCGGCGAAAAAGTCTATTAAAAAAATTACAATTACTAAAACCACCGTCAAGAAGCGGGACGCAGAATGAACAAACGCAAGATAGCCAAGGGCACAGCTCTCATCCTTGAAGGCCTCATCGGACCAGAGTGGGAGCAAGATGAAAATTATGTAGGTACACCAGATCGTGTAGCCCGATTTTACGAGGAGATGTTTACACCACGCGACTACACAGTGCCTGTCTTCAAGTCAACAGCAAGCCAAATGATTATCCTAGCACACCATACAGAATGGACATTCTGTCCGCATCACCTTCTCCCGGTGGAGCTTGATATATCTGTAGCATATATTCCTAACAAGCACGTAGTAGGTTTGAGCAAGCTTGCAAGGATTGTACAGAACCACCTTACGGAACCCATTTTACAAGAGACAATAACAGACAGCGTCGCAGATGAAATACAGAAGCGATTACGCAGTATGGGTGCAGCCGTAAGGGTTATTGGGCGCCATGACTGCATGCGCATCAGGGGTGTTCATTCCACAGGGCACGTTGTAACTACAGCCCTTAGAGGAGTCTTTTTAGAAAAAGCAGAAGTCCGGGGAGAATTTTTCTCTGCGATAGGAACTAAACAATGAGGTCCAGAGAGTTTGGGTGGTTAGTGGGTCTATATGAGGGTGAAGGGGGTTGTGGCCACGGACGTAGCGAAGGGCATGTTTGGCTTAGAATTTCTCAAAGGGACCCGGAAATACTCTTGTGGTGTCAAAACCTCATGGGTGGAAAGATTTATAGTTTCTATAACCGAAAGGGTCTGTGTCCAGATAAACCTATGCACTGTTGGCACCTCGCTGGCCCGGGAGCTATAGGCCTTTTGATGACGATGTATTCGCTTCTCAGTACAAAGCGAAAGGCACAAGCAAAGGAGGTTCTTATGGGCTGGAAACACAAAGTAAGGAATCCTAATAAAACACAAGGCAGAAGAACAGACCTTGAAAAACAAAAGATAGGAGTTGAACCATGATAAAATATATAACCACCGGAGAAACAAAGGTGGTTGCTAACCAGATGCAAATAGAACAATTTGCCTGGTTAGACACCAAGAAGAACCGATTTTTAATGTATAACAACAGGCATGTATGGCATACCTGGGACGAGTTTATGGCAGACTTTCAAGTTAACAAGCTGCAACTCGATAGTTGGGTTGCAAGATCACGCGCGCGTCTACATAAGTTATACCCAGAGGGAAAACGATGAATAAAAACCATGGTCTAAGACCAGAGCTGTCAGACTTCGTAGAGGCTATGGAAGCTAAGCTAGAGAAGAATGACCATAAACCCGATTGGGAACAAGAATCCCTTGATTATCTAAAAGACAGATTAATGGATGAGGTACAAGAATTATCTGACGCCTTTGACAACTTCTCCTTCTCTTCAGTTTATCACGATAACAGAAACATAGCCGATGAAGCAGTTGACGTAGCAAACTTCGCTATGATGATTTATAGTAAGGTGAAGAAAGGAAAAATGAAAAAAGTTAAACCCCCACAACCGACCAGGAATGATATGCTGGATTGTTTTGATGGGATGTGTCTATTTTTAACGATACATGGATGGGCTAAACGGGATGAGAGAGCAGTGGCGATTCGCAAGTTGATAGTAGAAGCGAAGGAGAAGCCATGAAACCAGATAGCTGTATTGGATGCCCTCTCGCCCACGTAGGGGAGGGTTACGTATACGGAGAAGGACCAGACGACGCCAAAGTCCTTCTTCTTGGTGAAGCTCTCGGTGCAGAGGAAGCTTTGAGGGGTAGACCGTTCATCGGTGGGGCAGGAAGGAATTTAAATCGCTTCCTTCGAAAAGCGGGAATAGCCCGCAGTGAACTTTATATTACGAATATCGTACGATGTAGGCCCCCTAAGAATAGAGCGCCTACCCCTCTCGAAATTTCAGAGTGTACCAAACGCCATGGGCTTATGGACTTTCTACCACAATTTAACCTCGTAGTTCTCATGGGTAATACAGCCCTCAGCGCCATCTGTGGTAAGACTCGTATAACCAAATGGCGCGGAAGTGTCTTCACTCATAAGCTATCTAATGGTAAGACTATCAAGGTTCTTCCAACCTTGCATCCTGCTGCGATTATGCGTCAGCAGGATATGATACCCGTAGTTGTATCTGACTTTATGAAGATAGCAAACGAAAGTATATCCCCGGACTGGTTAATGCCCAAACAAGACTATATCCTAGACGCCGGGGCTAAAGAGATACATGACCTCGTGCGTGCTGGGAAGCCCATATCGTTTGACGTAGAGACAAACTCACTAACACCTTCTTGGAAGAGTATAACCCTTCTCGGTATCTCTAATGAACCGGGCAAGGTCTTCGTGATTAGGAAACCCTACGACCCGCTAGTACACGCAGAGCTACGCATACTCTTTGGGTCAGACGTATTGAAGATTGGTCATAATGTTATGTTTGACGTTAGCCATGTGGAAGCGCAACAAATCCCAGTAGCAAAGCCATACTTCGACACGATGCTTGCACACCATATGGTTCTATCAGACGTTCCTAATGACCTTGGCTTCGTAAGTTCCCTATACACGCGAATACCGTACTGGAAACATACAATGCGCCAGGACCTTGCTTGGTATAACGCCTGTGATGTAGATGCCACATTCCAACTATATCAGGAGCTGTCTTACAGAATCAAGGCCAGCGGTATGGAGCGCCCTTATCAAACGTCCATAGACCTCATGCGCCCCCTACATAAGATGAAGGTACGGGGTATCCGCTACGATACTAAACGTGCGTTACGTTGGAGCGTAGGCCTCAATGTACGTATACAACAACTTGAGAAAGTCTTAGCCAAAGGGGTTAGTACACCAGGCTTCAACTGGAAGAGCCCCCAACAGCTAGGCACACTTCTTTACGATAAATACGGACTGCCGGAACAAAAGAACAAACGCACAGGAACTCGTACTACAAGTGCTGATGCTTTAGAGAGGCTACACGAACTCACAGGCAGTAAGATTGTAGAAACAATTCTGAAGTTACGCAAGTTAGGTAAACTTGCTAGTACCTATTTCAACCCGCCAGATTCTAAAGACGGCCGCGTTCACTGTAGCTACTTGATTCACGGCACAGGTACAGGCCGCTTAAGCTCTGTGCATCCTAACTTGCAGAACGTACCAAAGGGGCCTGCGCGAGACATTTACGTAGCAGACGAAGGTTGTACTTTCGTATCCGCAGATTATAGTCAAGTCGAACTACGTGTTGCAGCACTCCTCGCAGGAGAGCAGAGTCTTATAGACGCATTTGAAGCCGGTGTAGACATTCATAAGAAAACAGCTGCTGACGTGTATAAGAAGAAAGCAGAAAACGTCACCGCTAAAGAACGATTCCTTGCAAAGACTATCGTCTACGGTCTCGGATATGGACGTGGTGCAATTTCACTAGCAGCTGCTTATGGCCTCTCGCACACAGCAGCAAAGACGTTTATAGCCAACTATTTTAGAACATACCCACGTATTAAACAGTGGAGACAGGATATTCTAACACAAGCATCCCACGATGGCTTCTTAGCCAATCCATTTGGACGAAGGCGTTATTTCTTCGGTCCAAATATTGCGCCAAAAGTGTATAACTTCTTACCCCAATCAACAGCAGGGGATATAATTAGCGAAGCAACAATAAAACTAGACAAGGCATTACCTAGTCACGCACATCTAATGTTAACGATTCATGATGAGTTGGTTGTACAATGCCAGAAGGGTAAAGAAAAGGAGGTAATAGAATGCATGAAGACGATTATGGAAGCGCCGATAGACGTGCTAGACGATTACTCGTTTCCAGTAAGCGTTCAAACCGGGGACACGTGGCAAGCTGTAAGTTGAAGCTAGGTAAAGGAGAGTGTCCTCACTGCTACGGCGACGGTTTCATATTACAACGTACTGGTGGCGGTGGACCTTCTGCAGATGATTACTGGTACGATGAGATTCCGATGCCCTGTCGTACCTGTAAGGGTGAGGGTACAGTGATTACGTTTACACGAGTAAAGAAATGAGCAAAGAAAAAACCGTAAGTGATTACCTGCACGAAACCAGTAAAGAGTATATGCAACGTATTGCTGGTAAACAAGAGACTTTCACAACAAAATTTATGAACGACCCAGCTGGATGCGGGGATATTTTTAAGGCTAGATTTGACCGCCAGAAGCTTAAAGACATGGCAACAAGAGCTGTTAGTCTCCCCGAGAAGATGGTTAGTATCCCTAGAACCTGGCACAAGGCGCCAACAACCATTACTTTTGGGGAGTGTTTACAACCGCTTAGCGATCACGACATAATTGAATGGTCTAGTAAGGGGGGTAAAATTAGAGGGAAAATAAAAAAATTTAAGGAGGAAAGAATGTCTGAAGAAAAAGTTTTAAGTATTTACAAGGTTTACTTCTTTTACGGAGGAAAGGACGAAGAGGTATATCGTGAACGAACACTAATCGCGAACAGTGTAGGAGACGCTAAAGTGAAGAGCGAATATTACGAGCTTATCAAAAGCGATTGGGATGCACAGTACCTTACCTTTTGGGCTGAAGCCGTAACTACCGTCAAACGGGAAGAGTAATGGAGTTCTCTTTCGAGATACCAATGCCACACCTGAAAGAGTACCTATCGGTATCCGATTTTCCTTTTGGGCTGGCACACTTGATGCTTGACACGAATTTTAAACACGCGGGTACATATCACAGTGTAATGGAGAACTGCTTGCTAGATAACAGTATGTATGAATTGGGTGATAACCCCCTAAGTAACGCAGAGCTCATAGAGGCCGCGAAGGTATGCCACCCAGTTTCTATTATCGCACCTGACTGGATGGATGATATGTATAAAACAGTTGAAGCTGTGCACAACCTAAAACCGGGGTACCCAACCTTTGTTGGAGGCGTGGTACAAGGTAAGGACCTAGAGGAGCGTATTGAATGTTTCCACATTCTACAAGACTCAGGAGCAAGACCAATCTGCTTCCCATTCAGAACTCCCCGCGCCGAGACGATAGGCCACTTACACGCTGCTAAGGCTTTCAAGGAAGGCGAGTGGTACCATCTACTGGGGCTACAACAACTATGGGAGCTGAGTTGGACATTCCCAGGACGCTGGTCTATGGACACGGCAAAACCTTTTAAGGGTGAGAAACTAAGTAGAAACAAACTACGAGGCCTCGGACGCTTAGATCTACACAAGGAACTAACCGAACACGACCGCCTCATAGCACACAGGAACATAGCGTTCCTAAGGAAAAAGAGATGAAAGCATTAGTATGCAAGAGTATTACATTTGACGCAGCACACAACCTACCGAAACACAAAGGTGCATGTAACCGTTTACACGGTCATACCTGGCGCATTGTATTAGGTGTGTACTGTGAAGTAGATAAGGTAACCGGTATGGGTATCGACCTTGGTGATATTGGTGAGTGGCTCAAGATGAATGTAGGAGGACTTTACGACCATAAATACTTGAACGACTTACTTGATAACCCAACCGCAGAGAACATAGCGCAGGACATTTTAACAACAGCCATGCGTTATTTTGAACTACCCTGCTCCGTGTGGGTTTATGAAACACCTACAAGCTGGGTAGCAATACAAGGAGATCCTCATGGACAAGAACCATACACCGCTTAAAGAAAAAAAGTCTGCCTCAATTCACCCGGTAAACTACTACAAGGTATTACCTGACCCGCTTAAGGAACAACAGGAACAAATAATTAATCACCCACCGCATTATGCCCGATGTTCCGTAGAGGTCATAGATATTATTGACCTCGTGTTAGAACACACTGGCGGTAGTTTTACCATCGGTAATGCTGTTAAGTATATCTGCCGACACACTTCAAAAGGGAGCCCTATACTTGACTTGGAAAAGGCAGTTTGGTATTTACAGAGGGAGATTAAGCAGCTTGAAAAACCTACAACAACAGCTACGGATATTCAAGGAGACGATTCAGTCAGGTAAGTGGTCTAAAGACTCCGACGTCTATAGACAATCAGTACAATTCTTAGACTCACTACCTACTGGGGCGCTTTCCGCTGTAGAGATTAAAGAGTGTCAAGACCTCATGCAGCGGGCATTTGGAACACCACATGTATCTGCCGACACAGTAGACCCAGGACCCTTCGACCCCTTAATCCCTAAGGATGGATGGCTCAGAGAATATTATACATTCACATTACGAAGTGAACCCCCAACAGTGTTTCACTTCATGACAGCCTTAACGGTACTCGGAGCGGTTTTGGAGCGCCGAGTATATTTTGATAAAGGATTTTATAGAGTGTACCCTAACATTGCAACAGTACTTATAGCGCCGACGGGCAAATGTCGTAAAACGTCAGCTGCAAACATCGCACTGAAGTTTGCCCGTGAGGTCAATACCAACGTATTATCAGACCGGGTAACCCCAGAGGCCCTTGTAGAAGCTTTGAGCGGACGAGAAACGGCTACCGGCCTTGTATACGCGCCCGAGCTTGCAGTCTTCTTAGGACGGCAGAAATATCTGGAGGGAATGGTGCCCCTCCTAACCTCCTTATTTGATGCACCAGATGTGTGGAGTAGTAACACCATAGGAAGAGGGGAAGCCACGCTAACGCACGTGGCCCTCTCTTTCCTGGGTGCCTCAACCCTTGAGTGGTTTGTAGAGGCTTTGCCCTCAGCGGCTTTTAGCGGTGGGTTCATGTCGCGCTTATTATTCGTAGTACAAAAAACTACTGACCGTGAATTTGCTTTACCCATACAAGGCGCTGGGCATGTTCATGAACACCTGCGAGAACAACTAGAAGACATGCAGGAACTAGAAGGCGAGGTACTCTTTGCTAAAGGGGCTAAAACATGGTATGAACAATGGTATTCCAAACATCACAAGGCGGATATACAAGATGCTAAGTTTGCAGGATACCACGAGCGGAAACCAGACCACATGTTACGAGTAGCGTTCCTGCTAGGTATAGCTCGCGGTTCCTCTTTGATGATGGGGATAGAGGATTTAGAACATGCTCTAAAGATACTTGACTGGTTAGAAGCTTGGCTACCAGATGTGTTTCAAACAGTTTCAGCAACACCTCAAGGAGCAAATCTACAACGTATTTTATCACACCTCGAGAAGCTTGAAGGCTATGCAACACACAGTCAATTACTGCGTAAGGTACAACATCAAATGAACGCACGTACATTCTACGAGAGCGTTCAGACCCTTGTGGAAAGTGGTACTGTTGCAGAGGTAAACACACCACAAGAACATTCATATAAAATTTTGGAGGTAAAATGGACAGGATAATAAAAGAAGCAATCGCTAAAGCCGAATGCACAGACCCTGAAACACGAGTAGGGTGGTTGTTCGGTAATCTAAAAGAAGAGATGGATGCACTACATAGTATACTCATAGCACATGTAGTACGCACACCCAATAGAGGCTTTGATGGTTGGATGTACTACGAACGTGATCATGTACCCACACGTGCTGCAATAGACCAGATGCAAGAGGTGCTAACGGCCTTTTTAGAACTCCTGCGTGTCTTAAGGCTATTAGAATGATATATTGGGGACTACTCTTCTCGGGCGAGAAAGTTTGTAAGGGTCTTACCCGCTTATATGAGACTATGTCTATTAGTGAGATAGCCGACTATCTAGGAGTATCAGGAGCCTCAGTACACGGCAAGCTAAAAGAATGTGAAATCAAACGAAGACCCGTTGGTGGGTCTACTAAACGCTATAGCGTAGCTGATATGCCTGATTTAGCAAATTGTTCTATAGAGCAGCTAGCAGCGGCTACAGGGTATAGTAAAAACTACTGTAGGAAGTTACGCAGTAAAGAGAGGACTAAATGAAAACAGTTAAGCATGACTTACAAGTTAAAAAAATCATGAAGCGGACAGGCAGTCCGTTCTTCCTAGGACCATTATTCATCCCGGAAATGCTCTGGACAACACGTATGAATGACCTTGATGATGTGTTGAATAAATTTGTCAAGTATAAGGTTGGCAACTTTACTCGGGTATTTTTGCTTCCGTCAAGTTGGGATGCAAAGTATAACAACTGGGCTACTGAGATATTTCTAAGGGATAGGAAGGGGAGGTTTATCCTACCTAATCCAATTTGGGCAGACAAACAAATGGGGATATTTATTAATCCTGTGTGGGAAGCTCAAGTTATAAATCGAATAAAAAAGGTAGTCCGTAGAATGATAATGTTGATTCTCAGCCTATGGGACAACTGTTGTTTTCACCAGAGGTCGCCTGGGTTCTGGAGTGATAACTTCCTTAACCCCAAGAACAATCGAATTAATACAAGCGGCCATAACCACGCCTATTATCTATACGCCTCAAACACATCCGTTCAAATGCAGAACACTGGTAAAATTGTAGAGGCTTTGACTCGGTATATGCTTAATAAAATCCATGCAGCCCTGACTAGACCTGAACGAAAATACATCGCCATTGAAACATGCAATGAGGGACAATCAGGATTATTTTGGCATATACAGATGAAAAGTATTATTGATGAAACTTGGGGTCAGGACTGTCCAAGATGGAGACGGTTTACGTCAACTGAGGGAGAAGTCGGGCTTGACATAAGAAGATGTTTTACTCCTGTTATTCACAAAGTAGGCAATATGAAAAGGTATGTTGATAGAGCACCAGCTTCCCGATGTGGAGTTTCAACCGATGGCTGGCATGAACCAGGGGAATATTCCGATGTTCCCATTCCGGTACAAAGAGCAAAGAGATTGCTGAAACGAGCCTATGCAGACGGGCATAGGCTTTTTGAACTGCTTCATGGACACAGGCATATTGACCAGAGAGTTCCCAAGAGTCCGCACAATACTACCAAGAACCGGAAATGGTATGACCATTCTGTTATTGACTGGAAGAAAATAAAACCCCTGGGAAAGACTTTATTAAGATTGACAAAATAAATAATGGGTCGGTGGTGTAGTGGCAGCATTACAGGCTGTGACCCTGTAGGGCATTGGTTCAAATCCATGACGACCCTTTAAGGAGGAAAGAATGAAAAACTTAGCCAAGACTATAATAGGAGCAACAATCGGGCTGGCTTATGGGATAATTATTTTCCCAGTCTTTTTATTAATATTTTATAATGAAGGAGGAAAGAATGACAGAGAGAGAGTTTACCAAACTACTAGACGATATAGTAGAACTGGTGACTGACAATTGCACTTCCGAAAGCGAAAAGTATGTAGATGATTATGGAAAGAAGCGGGCAGATGAAAACATCGTAGCTACCCCGGAGTGTGAACCCAGGCTTGAGAAACTACTAAGGAGGTACATATGTCCAAAACCAAAACCCATTTTGTAATCGTTGGTGTCGCAATATTCTTTTCCATCTCGGGTACTATTGTCGGTCACATTATGCAGGCGCATCAAAGTGTAATGTGGCTTGAGGGTATGAGTCCCGACCAAGATGCAAGAGTGCTGAAGCTAATCAAGAAGAACAAAGCCGTGCTTGAAAAGCTAAAGGAGCAACAAGAGGCTATCGAAGACTTTCTAAACAACCAACGGCAAGACGCATGTACCTCGTAGCGTTTACAGCGGGTGTTATTGTAGCTAGTATCTGTTGGTTGGGGTACTTCAACACCAGAGAACGCAAAGTACAGAATAAACTGTATAACAGAATCTATGAATTGGAGGGACTATTAAGTGTACATTGGCAAGATAATAAAGGATAAAGAAACAGAACAACTATGGCAAGTAACCTCTATAGCCGTAACCGGTGAGGCTGCTCTAAAAGGGCATAGTCATTTTTACATAAGGATTGTTTTAGAGTTGATTAAATCTTACGGACCGATTATCTGGGATACTAGAATTATTAGAAATACGTTTGTGCCTCATGACAAGGCTACCGAAGAAGAATTCTTCAAAAAGCTATTTGCGGTGCCATTCCCAATTCAAGTCTCATCCGGCGATACTCAAACAGAAACGCCTGATTAACTTCGTAAGTCTTCGTTCCATCCTCGTGTACGAAGACGTTTAGGACTTGTGGGTCTGAAGGCAGTAGGATAATAGTGGGTGTACTACAGACCGCAGATAATACGAGTAAGCTCAACAGCATCGATACTATCAAGTATCTTTTTCTTTTCAGCATTGTTCTTTGCCTCCTTAAGTTTTTTACCCACAGCTGTAGCCACAGGTATAAGGGCTACTAACACTTTTAGAAAGTCTTTCATTTTACCACCCTTCCTCTTTAGGTCTTTGACCAAACACTTGCTTCCATGCATCAGCAGTGTCTTCTGCTGCTAGTGGGTCTATAATATAATCCTTGATAGCTAAGTAACCAGGTATCATAATCTTAGCCGCACTGCCCAATGACCGCAGCCCCTGTTGTCTCTTCCACTCATAAGGCGCAATTGCATCATAGGCAGCATCTATAAGGGATATACCAGGACCTCCTCGATATTGAAGAGGGCCACCCCACATCATACGGGACATGTCGATTCCTATTGCGTCACCAGCTAAACCCATAGCAGCGTTAACCATAGCCCAACGTGTTATAAAGCGCTGCGTGGCTACACGATCCCCTGAACGAAGACCACGACGTAGGAACTGAAGGTAGTTAGAAGGCCAAGTTCCGAACTGCCCTAAGAAGCGTCCGATCCTTGTGTTCAGAATGCTTGCTGAATTAGCTGGTCTATATATCCATTGTGAATCCTCAGCCGTATGTCTCCCTGCACGTTTAGCTATAGCCTCTATAGCCTCAACTCTTTTTGCTGCAGTACTCTTTTTGTTGAACAGTTCCGCTGAAGGTCTCATGATATCTAACTGTACAGATTTGTCGAAGTATGTAATACCCGATTCCCGTAGGAACTCGTAGATAGATATCTCACCCCGCTCTAACCCAGGGGCTAGACGTTTTACAGCGCTATAAGCCGCACAAGCAGATACACGACGATTTACAGAATCAACCCATTTGTAAGCCCACATACCTGCGTCGTAGGCTTTACGTACAGCACCAGTGCCCGGGAAGAATGCCTCACCTTCTTGTGGTACACCCGTAGTCATATGGGGAGTTTCACGTTTGGAGAGCCCTTTAGGTGTCTCTCTGAGTTCCCCTAAGAATCCCCATTCCTCAGATAAAGCACGACCCTTTGTGGTAAAAGCCATCTTGTACCCATCGCGCATATTCCTTGCGCCCATATACAAGTACGTAGTTTTGATTGGCTGTATAGCATTCCTCAAACACAGCCCAATACGCCCAGGCATTGTGCCCGCATAGGTTAAAAGCAGATAGGTAGAGACAAGGTTATTTTCTACAGTCCCCTTCATCTCACGGCCTTTAGACATAGGTAGAAATTTAAGAATATGGTTGAGTTCTTTAATGGCCTTCGAAGTTGTTAGACTATCGTGCCTTAAAGAGCTTTGTGCTCGGGCCTTATAATGATTTACATCCCGTCGTGCATGTCTATATGTACTCTCTGTAATCACACCGGCCTTTGTTTTTTCTTCCATGACCTCAACTAGACGGTCCATCTCTTCTACGTAAGGTTTCAGGTGCCGCCGCATTTTAGAATGTATGGCGTTGTTAGCTAAGTGAAACAGATTTGTTTGTGATGGATCAAATCCGGCTTCCATCCAGGGTAGTAAGGCTTCCGGTATCGTCCCTTCAAATATTGGTTTATCATCCTTCAAAACAAGTTTACCCCATTTGTCCCTTTTAGCTAACACGGCCGCATGGGGAATGTAATCCGCCATGTACTCAACCCAATGCTCCCCAAAGGCTTCACGAAGCGTCTTCTCAAGACGGTGCGCAAGGTCTAAGTCCTTTGTACGCAGGTTATGTTTAGCTACAATCTTTGCACGATCGGTAATGTTCTCAGTTTGCAAGAACTCACGAATACCCTCTGGCTTAGTAGTATCCCGAACGCCCTTAGCAATCTTAGCTAGGTCTGGAAGCATACGTGCCTTAGCCTGGCGAATTGTAGATAATGCTTCTACCTCCATACGGTTGTACAAATCCCAAAAGGCTATCCCTGTCACCCTCTGCCAACGGTCAAGAACGGTTTTTACTGGGACAAGCCTTCTAAGCCCGTGACGTGTCTCAGAACTTAATCCCCCCATACTCTTGCCAATTTCGGTTACTACAGTTGCTATATGAGCGTCAAATTGTTTATCAAGGGCCTGTGTACCTAAGAAGCCTAGTTTAGTTCCACCCTTCGGTTCCTTAGTTATGGGTTTCTTAGTCGCTGCTTTCTTAGC